TTAATTACCAGTCGATATTTGTGCTGGTAGCAGATGGAGTATCGAACCCAAAGTAGAATGCTTCTTGCTCTGGATAAGGAACTTCACGAACAACCTTGTCTAGGTTGAAAAATTCATAGCCGTCCCACTTAAATGGCTCTGAATCTGGTACATTTGGAATAAGTGTGTAATTAGTTTCAGTTCCCTGACCATTACGCTTTAACTTCCACTGTAGATTTGAGATGCTTCCTGTTTCAAGAGCATACTCACGAATTGTATTAAATGCAGATTGCTTGCTAATGCCTTGTGACCAAACAGCAACATAGGCATCTTCTGTTCCATCGTCTACCAAAACATTTGTGTAGAAACGTAGACGTGCTCTCCAACCAGACTTAGGCTCTTTACGTGCCATCTCACAACCAAAGCAACGGCCTTCAGATTCCTGTGTACATGCTGCCTTGCGCTTATAGTCCTTTGGATTTGTGTGTTCTGAACACACTACTGCTAATCCACGATCTTCATTATAATTTGCTGAGTCTTGATCTAACTCGTTAACGAATCTAATCTTTGCTGCTTGTCCGTCTGCTAACTTAACCCAACGAACTTTTGTTCCAGTACCTTCGTATTTTGGCTTGTCGACTAGGGCGTTGATATTTTTTAATCCCTTTACAATAGTCATCTTTTTCTCCTTATATAAGTGTTTTTATTATTTTAGCATAGAGTCTATAACATTGTCAAACTGAAACTCTAGTTTTCTAATTTCATCATCTGTCATATCGCCTATGTCTTTATATTTTTTATCAGGTGAAATAACTGTGACTAAGTTGCCCATCTTTTCAGTAAGCCTCTCAGACATAATTGCTCCAGCCTCATCATTGTCTGCTACTAGTACGACACCTGTAAAGTACCGCTTCAAAAGTTCAATCTGGCTTGATGAAACATTTGCCCCTAGGGTAGCAACCGCAGGGAAACCTACTTGATCTAATCTTATAGCATCAAAAGAAGATTCTACAACATAGATTATCTTTGATGCCTTCACTCTGTGAAGATTAAATAATATCTTGCTTTTTGGAAGACCTGGAGTATTTTTAAACTCTTTGCCCTCAACAGTTCGTGCAACAAATCCAATAAACATACCGTCTGGTGACTGCATTGGAATAACTACAGAATCTTGTTTTTCTGAGTATCCAAGGTCAAACTTTATAACTGACTCTTTGGTAATTCTACGACCTTCAAAGTAGGTCATTGCTCTTGGTGAATCAATTGCCTGCTTACATAGTCTTTTAATTAACAACTCGTCATACTGAACAAAGTCGGGCATCTGATGCAAAGCCTTATTAACAACTGCCTCAATGTTTGTTTCTGTTTCTTTGCTCTTAATAAACCTAACAGTTTCAAAGTATGTTCTATTAGTCATATGCATAATTAACTCAATTAGGCTTCTTGTTGTTTGGCACCCAAAACAAAAAAACAATCCAGACTCTTTTGAAACTTCTCCTGCTGGAGTTCTATTATTATTATGATAAGGGCAAAAAATTATATAATCAGTTCCATACTCAGCCTCTATGTCAATTCCTGCACCAGTTATGACTCTGTGTATTTGCTGTGTTGTATATAATTCTTTAGCCATTTTTGTCTTCAAAATCCTTGTATCTATAGTAGCCTTTATCAAAGTCTACTTGAACCATAAAGTCACCCATAAACCCATTTCTATTTTTTCTAAAAGCGCACTCAATTACATCTGAGTTAGTTGCACGACCAAGGGCTAAAACAAAATCAGCATCATAGGCAATCTGTCTAGACCATGCAGTTTGACCCAAAGTAGGAACTGTACTTAAATCTTTTACATCGTCTGGCGTAGCAGATGAGATAGCAATAATTGGAACTTCTTCACTAATAGCCATAAGTTTAAGTTCACGAGAAAGGTTCTTCATTCGTACCGTTTCGTTGTCTGACTTTTGGTTTGGACTCATAAGTTGCAGGTAATCAACAATAACAAAGTCTGGTTTATACTGATCAATCTTTCCACGAATTACAGAAGGAGTAACCTCTCCACCTTGATCATTTGAAATAATATGAAAGTGTGGCCTCCCTTGAAGTTTGCTTTCATGCCACTTCTTTAGCATGTCCACTTCAACATCACCATTAGAAAGTTTTCTGTGTGACCAAAGACCCTCACCCATAATAGTAAAAGCACGGTTACGAACTTCTGTTTCTGACATTTCAAGACTGATGATTAGCGGTGTCTTGCCCTGCTTCCAAGCCTGTACAGCAAAGTAAAGAGCAAGCCATGACTTTCCAATACCTGGATAAGCAAGAAACACTCCTAACTGTCCTGGCATAATTCCAGAAGGTAGGTAGTTATCAAATCCTGGAAGCCCAGTCTTAATACCAATATGTCCAAGTGCCTGTTGCTTTTTTAGATTTTCAAAGTATGAAATAGCAGAATCAATGTCTGTAGCATCAATATCACGAATAGAGGATGTGTTCTTCTTTAACTCTGAAGTCTTAGTAATAAGTTCTTCTAGTGCTTTTGATCCTTCACCTTGTTGAATTTCAGATGCAGCATTACGAATAATATCTTTAAGGCTATCATTTAAATACTCTACTTGTAATTCATCTAGGTGGTGCTTTGTTGCTCCTATGCCCTCGGCTGGTACAAAGTCTCTAAACTTTTCTACAACTAATGATGTTGGAGGAACTGTGCCGTTTGCTTCAGAATAATTTCTGATAAAGTTCCACACATCGTTGTGTGTTCTCAATAAATTATCCACATTTGCTTGTAAAAGAACGTGAACTTGCTTGTCAGTTAAAACAGCAGTGATTAGTTTTGCCTCTGTATTATTCACTTAACCACTCCTTTGCTCTTGCCCTACGCTCTATTCGTTCTTTGTCGTCTTGTTCTTTATCAAGTTTACCATTAAGGATTTTTTCTGCATTGTATGCAAAGAAATTCCAAGTTGGATCCTGTGCAATACTAAAGTAATACTCAAGTAAGTCATAGCAAGCAGATATCCCATAGGATTCAACAAGAGCATCAGATGCCCACTGCTCAACGTTTAAGTTGATATTAGACTTTTTCTCATATCTCTGCAAGTAAAGTTTGTTGTAGCGACTGAGCAAAGCCATTCGGTCTTTGCGTTCAGCCACTCTACTCTGCTACGATTTCGGCTTTTGCTTCGTTTACTTTTTCGATTACTTTGTTTTCAACAAATGCGTAGATACGATCCATAGCCTCATTTGTTGTTTCGCCTTCACGAGTGTAATCAACAACACCAAGATCAACTCTTAGTGATTGAAAGTTACCAAGATTAAGCGTGTACCCAAGTGTTGCAGATACCTTTGTGTTTTGTCTTTCGATAACGTTTTCTGTAATTTCTTCCACCGTTGCCTCCATTAATTAATATTTTCATTCCAAATTGGAATAAATCTTCCATCTTCAGTTCTTGTATAAACCAGTATACCATCGCCAGTTCTGCGTGTCAACTCTTGACTCGTAGGAGTCATGTTGTTTGTTATTAAATTATCTTTTCTTGGTCTTCCAATATGTATACTTGCAAGTATATCACGTATCTCTTTTACTTGCGATTCAGAGTAGTATGCTCTTACTTGCCAATGACGTACCCCGTTTAATTGAGATCCCATTGGTGGAGGAATAACTCCTCGTTTAATTAGTAATGGAAAATACTTTCTGTGCCTATTGACAAGTTTAGCAGTTTCTGATACAGTGTATGCCTTTTGTCTATTTTTTCTAAAGTCAGCACGAAAACATGTTTCTAGTCTATCTTTTGTTATGTTATAAACAGAAACCATACCAGTTGATCTTGAACTATGATGAAGCCTAACTAAGTCGCCATTAAGAAACCAAATATTTTTGTTTCCAGAAATTACAGGCTGACTATTGTAGTCTTTGCTCTCAAGTTTTCTTGGTTTAAAATCCATCTGCCCTCCTTGCTATCTGAAGGTGGATGAAAGAATTTTCTTGAACCACAACAGATGCAATAAGTTTCAATATGTATCTGGCTAGAATATTGTCTGTCAACAAACATTCTGCCATTGCATTTCCCGCAATGCATTACCCAGTCCCCTTTAGTTTGGTATACCAATGATGATAAGGTGGACGGCTAGAGAAAGATCTCCAGATGCACCGAATCTTACAATGCCCTCTACTCTTGAAGTAGTTACACTCTTTAAAATAACGTTAACATTTTGTCCTGCTGGAGTATTTCCAATATTTACCGCTGTTGCAGATGCAATTGGAGCATACTTAAAGTCTGAAGGAAAGTCATATGAGAACGTTTTTTCGTTTCCAGCACTTACTGTAGAGTTGTTTGCAACTTCTACATACCCACCAACAACTCTTGCTTCAGATGTTTTTATGCTCTGCTTTCCAGCAGAGATAGTATCAACTGTTGTATAGTTGTAGGTTGCTGATGAGACCTGTGTAGACAAATCATTAACAGTATCAACTAACTGATAAATGTATGTTAAATCTAGAGGTTGTCCTCGTTCTGGTAGCGGTACTTTAGCCATTATCTCTCCATTATATCATTAAACAGTCTCATTGAGAAGTCTGTAAACTTTTAAAAACGGTGTTCCAGCAGCACCATCTGATCTTTGAATTGGATATCCTGGAAGGTAAACTTCAACACTCATTCTGTTTGGTGGGCTTGGTTGAACTACACCATTAACAGTATATGTGTTTGGAACTGGAATAGACAAAGAAGTTGTTGACAATCTCTCTTTATATAACCAATCACCATTGCTTCCACCTCTGTCCCATCTTACCCAAAAATCATACTGAGATTCTTTTCTAATAAAATAAGTACTTCCACCATTTATTTTATTAATACTAACTGAGTCCCATACAAGGCTTGCAATGCTTCCTGCCTTATTAAACGCAATAACTCCAGGGGTAAATGTATAGTTTGGTTCAATTAAGTATACTGGAGACCAGTGAGAGGTTCTGTTTTTATCTGAAGATATAATCCTATATCTTAAGTCATAGCCTTCTGTTATGCTACTGATTGGTGGCATATCTGTAAGTGGTACTTTAAACTTTTTAATTGTCTCATTAGCCATTACGTTACCCCAACAGAAAATCTAAATTCAATATAATTACTTGTATTTGGTGATTTAACAATTGTTTCTGCATCTGTATTTTTTACAACTGAATATCCTGTTAAACCATATAGAGGGTTTGTAGTTGCAATATTTTCTAGTCTAAGTGCATCAAGAGCAATGTAGTAATCCTCAGAAGGAACGTCTGAAACAATTGTACATGCATAAATCTTAACTACAGTAACAGCATTCCAGGTAAATCCCTGTGTCTGGTATAACTCTTGCAGTTGTGTAGATGCTACATAATATCTGTTGGCGGCAAAGTCATGTGTTGCTCCGCTACCATTTCCATTTTCTAGTTCAATTTCAAATCTAGCAAACTCATCTGGAGTTTCTGAATCTGTTGATGCAAAGTCAACCAAGATTCTAACTGTATCTGGAACTGCTGAAGAGTCTCCATCTTTGCTAATAATAGAAAATGCAAGTCTTAGTTCATCTATAGGAGAGTTTCTGCTAAAATTAACATCTGCTCCAGTTAGGTGTATGTGATTAGATCCAGCCTCAATAACAAAGTGTCCAGAAGGAGCGCCAGTACTTGCATCAATAGTTAAGTCTGAGTCATCTCCTTGAATTAAAATAATATTGTTTAAAAATCTTGCACGTTCATATCTTTCTGGACGTGGAGACTTATAAAAAATTGAGTTATCTGCATTTGTTTGAAATACTGGATCTGCTGTTGCAATTACGTTATCATCTAATGGGTCATCTAATGGTTCAGTAATTGTAGGTATAGAGGTTGCTGCTACGTCTGTATGGTACTGCCAGTTTTCTCCCTGAGTAAATGCAAAAACAGTTTTGCTATCATAGGCACCAGCAGATGGGTTTGAGCCTGCAGAATATAACCCAATCTCTGTAATCTCATATCTTTCTTCTGTTGGTAATTCTGCTGTAAGGACTAGTTTTTCTGTTGCACCGTCATTTACAAATCCTCTAGATGATATGGGAACACGAAACATTTCAAAGTCTAGGTTTTGTTTTTCAGAGTAATCTCCGTATGGGTCTGCGGTTTCAAGTGGCTGCGCCCCACAGCCAACGGCAATGTATGAAGCGTATGCTGGAGCCTGTCCAAGCAAATACTTACCAATTATAGATTTTCCAGTGTCAGTTATCATTTAAATGTCCGCCTCATATATTGTACCACTGATGGTAATTTCTAGTTCTATTTGTTCATCTTCCGCCATATTAACGGCTTCAACAACCAGTTCTCCAGTCTCTGGATCAATATAAACATGAGATCCATCTGGACCAGTTCCCTCTGTGGGAACTTTTTCATCAAACTTAATAGAAAAATTTTGAAAGTATTTATCTGATGTTGCCTGAAGACTAACTATATTATTAGGGTTATATTGCTGTTGAACTGCTGTTAGATTTTTAATTGGTTGATATAAAATTGTTTGACCATTGACTGTATCATTTCTAGCAATATTAATTAACTCTTGTCCACCAATATTTTCAAAGATAAGGTCTGA